AAAGCATATTTTGTTAAGAAAACGGCTAAATAATGAGTAACTTTTCTTCTAATAAATCTGATGGTACTCAATCAGCAGTATTTAAAAAACACCATCCTCATGAAGTTATTAAAGATTTAACAAACTCTAAACAAATTGCTCAATCTTTTAATAATGCCAATAGATATCAACATAGAGCAAAAGTATCTATAGTTGGACACGCAACTTTACGTCCATATGACCCTATATATCTTGATGGGTTACCTAATGGAATGTCTGGATACTGGACAGTTCTTTCTGTAGAACATGTGTTTGGTGGTCGTGTAGCAAATTATATCTTAAATCTTGAAGTAGGAACTGACATTATTGGAGATGTAGATCCTAAAGCTAAAAATAGATCTGATACTAGAGATGTTCAAAGTGATTTTGCAGGTCAATCTTTAACTTCTTCTGAATCTAAACTTAGCGAGTATACTATTTCTCCTAATGCTTCTTCTATTAACCCAAGTTATGGAGTTTTTGCTAAGACAGCTATTCAAAATAAATCACAAACTTCTATACCGGTAGTTGCAGGTAGTACATCATTTAAAAATGGGGCTCCTAATATTAGTGGAATTAAAAAAACAATACAATGGTCGGCAATTAGTAGTGGAAAGGTATTAAAATGAGTCAATATGATACTGAATACATGATGGATCCTCAAGGACGTCCCCGTTTTTATGGCATATATTCTGGAAAAGTTACTAGTGTTTCAGACCCACTAAAGAAAAATAGAATACAAGTTTTAGTTTATGGACCTACTGGAGTTGAGTCTCATAACTGGGCTCAAGCTTGTTTACCAATAACAGATTCTTCTTATCATCCAGATCATTTACCACACACTGCTTCTCAGGTAGCTGCTATGTTAACTACAACTTCTACTACAGTTACTTCTGGAAGTTCTTCTCCTAGTTCCCATACCCACTCAGTTACTATTCCGGCTCTTACGGTAGTTGCTAAAAATTCAGCAATGCAACTTAACCATGCCCATACAACTACTAAAACTATGGTAACTAAAGGAATTGTTGGGGCATCTCCTACTTCTACAACAGACACACAAGAAACTAGCACCTATACTTCTGCTAGTGGTCTTAGTGCTCCTGGAACTACTAGTTCCTCTACTAGTCTTAAAACACCAGAGCATACTTTTCATAGAACTATTCCAGCAATAAATCAATTAGTTTGGGTTATGTTTATTGCAGGAGATCCTGATTACCCAGTATGGATAGGAGTACAATCATGAATCAAGCTATAAGCTTTCCTTATATTATTAGTCCTTCAGGAGTGGTTGAGCCCGCTTTATCCGCCACTAAAATTTATTTAGATCGTGTTTTAACCCTCTTATCTTACAATGTAGGGCAACGCCCAATGCTTCCTACCTATGGAGTTGATTGGAGTAGATCCCTATTTGAAAACGATAGTGATGCCAGAATTGCCATCCCTCTTGCGATCTCAGAGGCAATTGCAAGCTGGATTCCAGAAGTTACTGTGACTGCAGTAGATTTTGCTGGGCAAAATTTTGACGGTACAGAAAATGTAATTGTGTCTTTAAAGCTGCCAGATGATACACTTACTTCCCTAACAATTAATACTGGCACAATTAACTATGACGGAATCATGACGAGGTAATCATGCAAATTGACTATACATCTAGAGACTTTGCTGCGTTAAAAGCAGATTTGATTGCCCTAATTAAAGAGCGTACTAACACTACTTGGGATCCAACAGACTATTCAGATCTAGGACATGTATTAGTAGAAACGTTTGCATATATGGGAGATATTATGTCCCACTATTTAGACCGCATTGCAAATGAAACCACTATTGATACCGCTATTCAACGCAAGACTCTTTTATCTTTAGCTAAGTTATATGACTACAATATTTCTGGTCCTACACCTGCTTATGTTTATGTAACCTTTACTAACGTTAGCTCTAATACAATTGACATTCCTATTGGTACTCAGGTAATGGCACCGCTTTCTTTTGGTATTTATTCAGAAGTATACTTTGAAACAACTACAGCAGCTACAGCAGTAGCTCCTGGTGCATCAATTACTCTTTTATGCCAAGAAGGAAAAACTGTAAACACTGATAAACCTGACTTAATTGATAGTACCTACAACGTTGCTTTACCTGCAAACATTGGTTCATCTGATGGTACAGCAAATCAAAGTTTTAACATAACAGATCTTGGAGTTGTAAATCCGTCTATTACAGTATATGTAGGACAGGGAGTTGCATTTGGTAACTGGACATATACAGATAATATTCTTGAATCTGGTCCTACAAGTAAAGTTTTTACAACAACACCTAATGAAGACGGCTCTGTTAATATTCTGTTTGGAGACGGTATTAATGGCGCTATTCCACCTAGTGGACAATTAATTAGTGCAACATATAAAACTAGCGTTGGTGCTGCAGGAAATATTAAGTCTTTATCTATTACAGAAGTTACTTTTTTCCCTGGAAATCTAGATCCACAAGTAACTACATATTTTACTGTATCAAATAGCGCTCCAGCAACTGGCGGAGCTGACGGAGATTCAACAACAGATATTAAAAATAAAATTAAAGCCTCTGTTATTACACGCCGTAGAGCTGTAACTTTAAAAGACTATGCTTACCTAGCAAACCTTGCAGAAGGTGTAGGAAAATCTAATGCTTCTTCAAGTGTATATACAAGTGTAAATCTTTATGTTCAACCAATGAACGATGGACAAGCTGCTACCGGATATCCTCAAGCAAATATTATTGGTATTTCTACTACTGGTACAGAAGTAACTTTTGCTACAGATGTAGATCACGGATTTGCTATTGGTAATACTTTAAATATTTCTGGTATTAATCCAATTGCCTATAATCTACAAGGTGCTGTTATTACAGCAGTTCCTTCAACTTCAACATTTACAATTGCCAGCACATTAACTGCTGCGTATGTAAATGGCGGATTGGCAATTTCTTTAACCCCTACATCTTCTTGGACTAATCTTGCCTATGCTGTACAAACATATATGGCTGATAAAATTTTGGCGGGAACATCGCTAACTGTACTTCCTCCAACATACGTCCCTGTCTATATTTCAGCAACAATAATTGCAGACCCTGCCTATAAAAATTCAGATATAAAGCTTGCTATTTATCAAGCTATGCTAGGTGAAACTGGCTTGTTTTACTATGATCAAAATACTTTTGGTAAAACAGTTCCTCTATCTACAATTACTTCAGCTATTCAAAGTGTTGAAGGTGTAGTTTCAGCAACAGTTACACAACTATCTAAGGATGGGTCTGGATCTGTTGGCACGCTTACTTTTGCTGCAAATGAAATTCCTTACCTTCTTGCTAATAGTTTGGTTACTACAATTACTGGTGGTATTTAATAAATGGCAAAGTATGGTACTAAACGATATGGTTCTGGAGTTCGCTACGGTGTAACATCTGTAGTAAGCGTTTACTATCAATCTAACATTGTTGCTAGATCAAAAGATTATAAAACCATTTCAATTAATTGGGACCCAATTACTCCTGATCCTACAGATCCTACGCCTACACACTGGGCATTAGTTAAAAGTTATACTGGTACTTTAGATGATCCTGGTAAGGGAACTATTCTTGACGGAGGTTTGTATTCAAGTATTAGTACTTTCTATACAGACGTATCTACTGATAGAGAAGATATAGAAGTTTCATACTCTATTTGGTTATTTAATGGTAGTGCTTGGATATTTTGTGGTAGTTCCTATACAGTTTTAGTAGGTACTAAAGACTCTTTACTTAAAATGAGTAATTGGTTACCTAAAGTATGGCTTAACTCTGACAACAATGTTGGAGAAGATCTTTCAACATATGGAAGTAATAGTTTAGTAACCACTCTTGGAGTTTTTTCTTTTATGTATGATTACATAAGAGTTCAAGGAAAACTACTATTAAATTCCTGGGATTCTTTTTATACCCCTAATTCTCTATTAGAATATAAAGGTACAAGTTTAGGGTTTAAGTATGAAGCTGCTTTAGGAGATATCTATAACCGATCTATTTCTGCTACAGGTAATATTATTAATTCATATAAGGGAACTTCTTTAGGATTAGAAACTTATTCTACTGCCCTTACTCACTGGGATTCTAAATACTCTATAGGTCATAATATGCTTTTAGACTATAATGACTCTTCTTTTGAAGAATCTGTAGGGCGTTGGGGAGTTTCTGCAGGAACTCTTACTAGATCAACATATACTGCTGAAGGTATTTCTGCTCCTACACCTTTTGTTGATGCCAATTATCCAGCAAAAAATGTAGGGTTAGGCAAAGTAAATAGCACAGATATAGTTGCATTAGCAATGTCTCTGCCTGCTTCAGGACTTGATATAAAAAACAACAGTATACCTGTTAAAGAAAATACCCGTTATTTATTTAGTGGCTGGGTACGACACGATACAGCCTCTAAAATAATTACTGCTACCATCACTTGGTATGATCAATTTGGTAATTCTTTGGGTACTACTGCTGAAGGCCCTAGATTAACTACTACCACCGCATTTAAAGAATTTACTACGGCTTCAGACTCAGGAAGAAATGGACAGCTTTCCCCCTTAGGGGCTGTTTTTGCAAAAATTAACATTAATGTTTTTACCGATATATTCATTCTCGACAGCTCATTTGACGGTATACTCGATACCTCAACGTTATCATAGTAAGGAAAATCAATGGCATATAAACTATTTAATAGTGGTGAGATTCTTACTGCTGCAAACGTCAATTCTTAT